TGCGAAGATCCCATTCAACTGCGGTGACGTTGGATCGAGTTTCGTATTGGGAAGCGGTTCGGAGGACGTCATTGAAGAAGATCTGGGACAGGCGAGATTTGACTTCAACTAAGTCAGCGGTAATTTCTTGAACGGGGAATTTGGTGTCGTAGACTGAGGCGAAGCCTGGTTTACCGGAAGCAGAATAGCCGGAGACAAAAGTAATGCCGCCAGGGGTAAGATTGGCGGGTTGGTTTTTAAGCTGAATGTCGGCGATTAGGGGAGGATTGACCATTTTGTCAATGGCTTGAGCCTTTCGACGTTGTTCTAGTTGAACCTGCTTTTGATCCGGTAAACCATCCATACCAGGACTACGACCATAAGGATCATTCGAAACAAGATCCCAACGACCAGTGATTGCGACTTGTTCATAGTAGCCCTTTCGACGAAGAATGCCAGGGACATTGGCAGCGCCACCTTGGGGAGAGGTTGAGCCACCCCATTCCCAATAGACTTCTCGCCAAGCAAACTTTTCGGAGAATCCGAATTCTTTTGCTCGACCGTCGTTGTTAGGTTCGATTCCGTGGGCGATGATTAATTCGCGGGTGAGATTGGCGCCATCTGGATCGTCGTAAAGGGCTTGAACGGCGGATGAGCAATTGTCATAGCCGAATTCTTTAACGCAAGCGTCGATGGTCATGGTAAATTCGCGATAGAAAATTGTCGGGCGGTATTTACCATCGATGTCGATATAGAATTCGCCAAGGCAGGGATTGACGCAATTGATAACGTTTTCGTAATCTTCATAGACTAGCATCGAGGCGGTGCCAAAGACAACAAGGTCGAAATAAAATATCGCGATGGAATTGTAGAAGTTCGATTCGTTAAAGATAAGGTAAAGAAGGCGTTCACATTCAGCGAGCCAAAGAGATGCCGGGGTAGTTTCGGTTGAATCGAGGTAGCCGATTTGGAGGCGAAACCATAAATCGGTTGGGGAGGATTTGCCAGAGACTAAACCGGAGGCAAGATTTCGGGCATATACACAAGCGGTGGAGTCGATAATGTGTTGATTGATTGGCGAACCACGTCCCATTTGATTAGGGGTGATTAGCCATTTGTATCGACGTGGGAGGAAATAATCTGCGAGTTCACGCCAATGGGTCCACCACGAATAGCGATTGACTCGAAGGCCTATGAGGCGTCCTTCGGAATAGTTCCGGAGACGGTAGGTTGAGGCAGAGACGTCACGCCTTGCGGGGGATTGCGGGCTGATCATTGGGCGTCTCTGGGTTAAGGGATAGTTTGCCTTCCTTATGCATGGAGGCCGCAGCCATTGCAAGGAAGGTTGGATCGGGTTGGGGTGGTGCAGGGGGAGAACGTTTGGTCATTGGGACTATCATCATGCACCTAAAAGTGATTTAGTTGCAGTGTTTTGTTGATTGGGGACTGGTGCGGAGGCTGAGACGAAAGATGTATTGGTTTGAGGCCGCGAAGAGGTTTGCGACCCGGTTGGAGATTGGATGGTTGGCGGAGTGGCTGGCATTTGTGGAACCATTAGCAAGGGATTGACTTGCTGCTGGGTGGAACCACCAAAGAGTTTACCGATTGCATCAAGGGGACCGGACAAGGGAAGCTCCTAAGGTTAAAGCGGCTAGGTTCGCTAAAGGATTCATGCGAGCATTCTTTCTTCGGAATACGGATCATATTCCGAAATGACTTCGGACTTATGCGGATAGTCCCCACCTGCTTGGCGATTGGGCGAAATTGGATAGGCGAAGGTTAGGACCAGAGCATCTATGTCGTCGAGGGAAATTCCGTTACCATCTTGGTCGGTGAGGTCTTCTTTACGAACCAGTTGAATTTCATCCCGAACGTTATAGGTGTATTCGATCGCCAGCATCTGTCGACGAAGTTCCGGGTCGTTCGGAAGGCAACCGGTTTTGAGCCAGGCCCTGCACGCGCCATACATTGCAGCACGGTTGTTGGCATAATGTTCGCCGGTGTTGCCATAAGTGCAATTGAAGATTACATCTTTTCCACCGAATTGGATTTCATAGCAATGGAGTCGGCGACCGCGAATGTTATCAACCACACCACCACCCACGCCGCCACCATCAACCAAAATTCCATCGGGACGGTATTGATCGTTGAAAGCAAACACACGATCGGTAAGCTCAATAGTGCTAAGCCCACTAAAGCGTTGGCGATTGATCGTGCGCGCATCTCGGCCCTTTCGAGGGAACAGAACAGAATCATTCTTGCCGAACCGGGCCACGTCCACGCCAAGGGCCAACGGATCGGATCGCTGGACAAAGACTTCGCGGGCCATCGCCGCGTCAATTTCGGCCGCCGAGAAGAATTCAGTCAGGCCCCGTCGGGGGAATTGACCGAGGACACGAACTCTAACAAAGTCCGAATCTTCTCCGTAGGCTTCGATCCAATTCTGCAAGCGCTTTTTGTTAGTGATTCGAACTGATCGGGAGTCAATTTGCAGGTGATTCCATTGGCGTTCAAATTTACCTCCAGGAAAACATTCACGGAAGCGTCCGACGTTTCTTGTAGGATTGCCGAAAGCGAGCCAGATAATTTCAGTGTCAGCATCGGTCAGGGCTCCTTCAGCCGTTTCCCAAATAATGTCTGGAATTTCGGAGGCTTCGTCGAAGACGAGTAGAAGTCGCTTGCCCTTGTTATGGAGCCCGGCGAATGCGGCCGGATTCTTTTCCGACCAAGGGATCATATCGATTCGCCAAGTTCGTTCGCGGGCCGGATCTTTGGAGAATAGGCCGGTGGCGGTTAAGGTGAAATGTTCCCTGGCGAAGAAACAAAGGTTGAACCACTTGCCGAGTTCCGACCAAGTTTTGGTTTTAAGCTGAGTTTCAGTATTGGCGGTGACGACTCCGCGGGTATCTGGGTAGGTGCAAAATGCCCACATGATAAGATGGGACACCGTCGCCGATTTGGCGATTCCATGGCCAGAGGCAATGGCTTCTTGAATAGCTTCGTTGAGATCGACAATTCCGGTTTTAATCCGGTTCATTAGGGCGCAGGCCCAATCCTCTGGCCCATCGAAATCGGCGAGAACCGTTCCGGGCTGGCGCCAAGGATAAGCGCCAAGAGTAAAGGCAAGCGGATCGCCTTTTACGTCTGATAACCACTGAAAGAGTCTATCGTCCATTTATATAGCCTTATTGTTACCTTCTGACATTTTCGATTCTCCGCCTCACATAATTTGCCCGACACTCGCGACATACGCCGCCGCGCAGGTCGCCCCGTCGCTTGACCAGCAGCCCGCACCGGAATTGAGCGTTGGGTTCCACTGGTAGAGCGTCACGCCATAGGACGTGAGAGTGGCCGACGACGGCATTTGCGCCGCGAGCAGCGCCGGGTCGCCATTATGGCGGAGCCGCGCCCAAAGGCCGGGGGCCATGACGGCCGGCGTGGTGCAGCCGGTTATCGTGCAGCCACTCGCAGGAGTTTGGACCACCTGTCCCACGTTGTTGAAATAGTAGGAGCCGCCCGTCGCGATAAGTCCGGCCTGCGAGATTGTCCCATTGGCGTAATAGCCCAGCGACGTGGCGAGCCCGACGAGGCCCGGCAGGGTCGTATAGTTGATTATGACCTCGACCGCCGAGGCCGGCGCGGAGACGAGAAGAGCGAGGGCGACGAGAACCGCGCGGATCAATAGCTTGCTCCAACGGTTGTCTTGGCTTGGAAGGCGACGGAGGACATAGCGGTGTTGTAGACACCGAGGGAGCGAAGGTGAAGCTGGGCGAGTTGGTTAGTGCCGCCGTTTCGCTGCCCGAAGTTTATCGAGGTCGAGGACAGTGAGCCGACCGTCGAACCGGTTATGAGCGCATTGCCATTGGCGGACAGGTAGTCGGTCCCGCTGATGATCTGCACACCAGCGCGGACGGGAGAGCCAACGGGGAGGTTTGTCGTCGAGTCGTATACCCAGTTCGTCGAGGACGAGGCGTAAGCGCCCTCATATTGGCCCGCCGCATTATTCGCCGCATTTGACTCT